CCAGATGAATTTATTATGTATGATGATAGACAAGAACATCTACCTAAGTTTGAGGAATGGGCTTTAACTCAACCTTGCAAAGTAACAGTAGTTGATGTTGTAAATAAAACTGAAAAAACTTTTAACTAACAATAAATATAAATATTATATGGCGACAATTACCAAGAAAAAAACACAGTCAAAAGTAGAGGAGTTAGTTTCAAAACCGTTTAGATTAATTTTACATAATGATGATTATAACACCTTTGATCATGTTATAAATTGTTTAATGAAGATATGTGGTCATGAGCTTGAACAAGCTTCTCAATGTGCTCATATTGTTCACTTTAATGGTAAATGTGATGTTAAATACGGTGACTACGAAACTGTTTCTAAAATGAAAGAAAAACTACAAATGTCTGGTCTTTCTGTAACACTTGAAGTAAATGGTTAAAGTTTTTTATTAAACCAATCCATACCGTTTCCATTTCCGTAGGAATTTCCAGATTTAAATCTATTTTTAACTTGTCTTCTTACTCTGAGAACTTGTCCATAATCTATGCCTTCTACATAATCAATATTTGACAAACATTGATTGATGTAATTAGTCATTTCCTTATCAATAGATTTAGACATATATTCATCTACCATTTCCTTAAATTCGGATTTTGGAAATATAGATGTTGAGTTCACTATCGTCATTACACAATCATCATGACCGACATCAGCCGCGTATTTTATATTACCTGATGATGTTGTGTGTTTCACAAAAGTTGTGATCTCTCTTATTGTTTCTTCATTATTAATTGAAAATCCCTTAGATAGCATTAAATCTTGATAATCTTTAACTAACATATTTTTATTTTCTCCTACTTTTAGACCTATTTTCTCCTCAGTAGAGTCCGCTCTGTGTTTATATCTTACAAAAATACTTGAGCCATAGTTATTATTTCCATCAAAAACATGAGGCATTTCTGCTAAAAGAGCATTGCCGTAGTTGTTTAACTCTAAAACCACCTTTACATTTTCTGGATTAAGATACTCAAATACTAAAACATAAAGAAGTTCAGCAAGTTGTTTAACTGATATTATATTACTTCTGAAAATACCAATTTGTTCTAACTTGAAAAAGTCAACTAAAGACTTATAAGAAAGTTTCTGAAATTCTATCAATTCTTTTGACTTATTTGTAATTCTAAATATGTTTATCACTGAGTAGTCTTGACCCAATCCTTCGGAAATGTCAACTGATAGTACAATTTTATAATCTTTTCTTCTAACCGGTGCGAATAAATCATCATCATCTACCCATTTTAGACCTTCGTAACTAAATCGTAAAAACTTATTGAACTCAAATATATCTTCAAACTCGTAATTCTTTTTATTCTTAAGTAAATCTTCAATAATACCTTCACTTAGAAGTGATTTACTTGAGTTTATAAATCTCAATCCATATTCTTGGTTGAAGGCATCTTCACCACCGATATCTTTAATAGCTTCTTCTTTCCAAGTGGTCACCTCTGCTATTTCTCTAATCGATATTTCTAAATCTTTTGAGTTTAGTAGTCGTAAAGCTTTTACCTCATCATCTGAACAAACATCATTGTTGTATATTGAAATAACATCTTTTTGTAAATCCATGTTATATCCCATATCAACTTTAGTTACACCACCCCAATATTCGTTTATAACATTTAGGATATCTTCTTTTTCTAATCCATTTTCATATAACTTATGATTGTTCAGTCTAATATAAGTGACAAATCTACCTGGTACTTGATACCAATAAACTCTCATTGGTTTGTAGTTGTTTTTCTGTGGATCGCCAACCGGTCTTTCTGCATCAGTTAGTAACTTGTGGAATAAGTTCATACCATTTGGTGTTGATGTAATAATAATTTTAGAGTTCTGTACCGCTGATGTAACAGGAAAGGCAGCTGTATAGTATGGTTCAATAATATTTGATGGAATGTGGGCGAACTCATCTAAATAAAGAACGTCAATGGTAAAACCAATCGCTGGTGTCTTTGTTCTAGCTGATGTTTTGATTCTACACCCATTCTCAAATGTTAGTGATTTTTGATTCCAAGTTTTTATGCCTGGTTTCAGAAAGAATGGTAACAGTGTATAGATAGATTTTATTTTATCTACAATTTCAATAGTTGTGTCTCCTTTGTTCGCTACAATCATCACGTTCTTATCGTTATTAAAAAGAATTGTGTGTAAGATGAAAATAGCCGAAGATATTGTTTTACCGACCTGTCGAGAAGCCATTAATATATTGAATCTATTATTTACAAAATTATCAAGAATCTCTTTCTGATAGTCTCTTAACTTTATTGAACCGACGCTACCATCCTCTCTTTTTGTTTTACAGTATGTTTCTGTAAAGTAGTGAACGTCTAAAGCACATCTAACATACTCTTGTTGTTCTTCCTGTGACATCTTAAAGGTAACACCAGATCTTCTGATACCAACTTCTGATTTTAACCACGGATTTTGATATCTTTTAATAACTATACCGTCGTTGATTTTGTCAGTTGCGTCATCAACGAGTTTAGTTGTAAATATCATTTGTCTTTCATTATCCTTTAATGCCATATAGTTACAGAGAGTAAAATTTTAATATATATTGTAAAAAACCACTTTCTTATGTCAAAAACAGAAAATGAAAGAAATAGACTTCAAGATGAATTTGACCAAATTCAATCTGAAGGAGGTGATTTTGATTTATCAAAACATTTAGCTCGACCAGAAGACTTACCGGATTTAGGAGAAATTGAGATTTATGATTACGACTCTGACTTGACTGTTGCTAGTCAACAGTCAATGGAAGTTTTAGAGTCTTTAGTTGATTTGTATTTAAGTGACATACCTCAGTTAAAAGAACACCCTTATATCAAAAATAAAATGAAAGAAGACGCAATGGTCTATGCCGAGACAATATTTTTGACTAAGATGACACGAAAAAACTTTCTTTCTCAATTGAGACAAGTTGACAACGGTGATAATTCAGCTAGAATGCATGAAGTTGTTAACCAAACCATTGGACAAATACGTGAAAACGCTAAGTTTTTATCAACACAGAGAACTGATCTAGAAAAGTTCTATAAGAATCTAAGAAAAGATTTAGGTTTTAATGAGATTGAAAATCCGGAATTAAATAAATCTTTAACCGAAGACGCATCTGGTGGAGATAGTGGACCTACTGGTGATATTATGGATAATCGTAAGCTAAATGATATGATTAAAATGGCTATGATTAGTAAAGATACTGGTAAATCTTAAATCTTATACCTAAAACTCTCAAAGGTCTTAATAATATTCTGATATGTTAATTTAATAGGTGTTGTTATAAACCTATTAACTTTGTTAAAGGTTACTTGATTAACTATTAGTTCTGTGTATGTTTGTTTAAGAGATTCTTTAATTTTATTAGATATTTCTTTATCTGAATTGTTTAGTATAAATGATAAGGTGTCATTTATATTTTTAGACATTTCTATGGATTCTAAAGAGTCGTCATAGAAATTGATGATATCATATTTTGTGATTTCTTCATTAGTGAATTTATCACTTTCTGTTTTTATTCCTACTAAATGTTGTAAAAGAAGTCTAACTTTTTTGTAACAAATCTCATCTTCATTTCTATTAAAAAAAGTTTCTGATATGTAATAGTAGTTCTTAATTTTAAGACCTATTGATTCTAAATAATCTTCTAACTTTTTTATTATTGATTCGTAATTTCTTTTGGTATTTTTTGAGCATATAACATAAATATCATCATCTGAGTTTTTCAGATTTACTAAATTATCTTTATAAATTTTATACCCTATACTTTCAATTACACTCGGATTCATAAACTCTTGCATAGAAAATGATAAATCAGTTATATTTGTATTTGTTTTTACACATTTTATTTTTAAGTCATCGGATAATTTTTGACTAAACCAGTAGTCAGTATTTCCTATTCTAACTTTTTGATTATATTTTATGTAAATGCCTTTTCTTATTAAATTAAACTCATCGGTTGATAGTTTAATTAATGGTACAGATGGTTTTGTTTTAGAAACAATCCATACTTGGCTCTCACCTTCTATTAATACTGATAAGTCAAAAAAGTGTGCTGTCATAATTTAAAGTTTGTTACTTTGTATCTTATTTGATGTGGTTCATTGTTATTAATCGGACCTTCGTATGATTTATCGTTCCATTCAACTCCACCACTAAGTTCTTTATCAAAGCTATTACACTTTTTACAAACTTTTGGTTCTCTAACTTCATCATCTACTTTGATGTAATCATTTTCTGTATAACTGAATGGTGATTTACACCAGGGGTTCGAGCATATTGAATTAAAAACTGTCATAGAATATATATTAAAAAAGAAAAACCTATCTTTCGATAGGTTTTCTTATATTTATTTCAGTAAATTTTTACTAATTGCAAAATCATATAATGTTGGTAAATTTAGATATCTAGTAAATCCGTTTTTTATATCTGATAGTTTTTTTGACCTTTTAATTATTTTTGTAATCATTAAACCAAATTCTTCTTGAAAATCTAAACAACATTCAGACCATGGCTTTGAGTAGTTGTCGAGTGTTGACCATTCATCGTAACCTCCTGTCAAATAAAACAAGCTTTTTGCTGGTGAAATATTTTCAGTTTTTAGTTCGTTAAGATCTATATTCCAAATCTCATCATTAATTTCTTTAGTCTTCATTAAAATTGCCACCGCTTCTGCTAAATCTGTTGTCATTTCTTTTCCAATCTCAAAGAACCATTCGTCTTTAGCTCGATAGATTGAAACTTTTTGATTAGTGTATAACAAATCTGATATTTTAGATTTTGTTATCTCTTTTCTTTTTTTCATAGTAGTCTAGATTATTTTTTAATTAAGCTTTATACCACTTATCCATTCACCGTTAAAAAAGCCATTTTCCCATATCCCATTTTCCCAAGTGCCGTAAAAACCTCCATTCTTGAAAATACCATAATGCCAGTTACCTGACATGTAGATACCCTCATGCCATATTAAAGTATTTTTTTTAATTTCAATGATTGCTTGATCAATCTCAGAGTCTATTAACCAATATAATTTCTCCTTT